GGGATGCTGGTTGAACTGTACGGTGAGGGGGGTATGCTCAAATTTGAGCAGACCTATACCGATCTGCAAAATAACCAGACGTATCCTACGTATGACCTTCCAAAGCGAGAATCACTGATTTTGGTTTCAGGTTACAGCATCCAGTTGAGAGCAAAAATCATTGATCGATGGGATCAACTGGAATCCCAAGCAGCAAACCCGATTGCAAACCTGAGCCGCATTGATATTTTGAAAATGGCGCTGGATTCTGAAGAAAAGTGCATTGCTCTTGAACACAGGGTAGGTGTGCTTGAACCAAAGGCCGAAGCACTAGACCGGATAGCCACACATAGCGAAGGATCATTCTGCATACGCGATGCGGCAAAAATCCTGCAAGTTCAGGAAAAAAAGTTAAAGCAATTGCTGCTGGAAAAAGGATGGACTTACAGACGACTTTTTGACCAGAAAATACGTGCTTACGCGCCAATCCTGAAGAATGGACTGATGGAACACAAAACGACAACAGGAGATCGCGGCGATGGTTCTGAATGGATTGATATTCAAGCCAGGGTGACAGCAAAAGGCATGGCTCGATTATCGCAGATGTTAGGCGGATTTACGTTCAGTTGAGCGATATTTAATGGATAAACTCTACTTTGTACTAAACCATCACACCGCGAGAAAAAACGCAGCGCAGGCATGTTTTACGGTGCCCGATGGATATGTAGTTGAGATCCGGCCAAAGACCAGGACACTTGAGCAGAATTCCAAAATGTGGCCGATGCTGGATGATGTTGCAAGGCAAGTAGAATGGTATGGATATTGGCTTACAGACGAGGAATGGAAGGACTTTTTCTCAGCAATCATTATGAAACAGAAAGTGGTGCCCAACATGGATAAGTCAGGATTCATTGCGGTCGGTGGCCGAACAAGCAAGATGGGCAAGCAAACGTTCTCAGATTTGATTGCATTGATGTACGAATTCGGTGCAGATCATGACGTTATTTGGAGTGAGCCTGAGCAGCCCCTAAGACTTCTAAGCAGCCCCTAAGCAGCGCCTAGGCATTATGACAAAAATAACAGAAAGCGCGAAAGGTGAGCAATGCCAGGTAAGAATCCCTGGAATTTGCTCAGGCAATTCAGAAACGGTGGTATGGGCACATGCAATCGGACTCGCATCTGGGCGCGGCATCGGAAAAAAGGCAAACGATCTTGCTGGTGCCTATGCCTGCCAGAAATGCCATGACTGCTACGACCGGCGAATAAGGCCATATGACGTGCCTTACCAGCGAATAAAAGAATGTTTTTTTGATGGGCATTTACGATCATTGGATATCTTGATTGAGAAAGGATTGGTGAAATTTTGAACTGGTACGCAAATACAGATATTGAACGTGGCTACAGCGAATGTATGGAATGCCGTGATTGCGTACATATTCATCAAGCAGGGTACGAATGTGACATGCACATTTGCGCAATATGCGGCATGTTTGTCGCAGATCGTGAAGAATTCTTTAAGTTTCAGACAGTGGTGGAGATTTTAGACAAATGACTAACGACGAATATGAGGCAAGCCATTATCGGATGTGTGGCAGGGAAGATTGTGTAGAACTGGAAATAAGTAAAACTTCTAATACTCAATGGTGCCATTTGGTCACTATGACCAGTTACAGGAAAGATGGTGAGATAGTGATTAAAAGTCAGGCTATGGCTGAACAGCTATATTTCATGCTTGGGCAAATGCTAGGTAAATGACATGGTTATTAACTGGATTAAATGTTTAGAGCGTATGCCGCCAGATGACAAGACCAAAGTGATATGCCGCAGCGATTACGCTGATACGCCAATTTACGTGTCTGGAACAATCGTGAATAAAAATCGGGCATCGGCAATAGTTCAGGATGTTGAGTGGACTTACTACACAGATGAGGCGTGGCGAGAGGTCAAGAAATCATGACCATACCGAATCCAGGTACTGAAGAAGCGATCAAGCAAGGGTGCATATGCCCTGTTATAGATAACCATCACGGCAGGGGCGTATTGATGGGCAAAGATCCTAAGCCGCAGTTTTGGTACACGGCAGATTGTCCGGTTCACGATCCAAAAATTAAACAATGACCACAGAACTGCAATTCACAGTACCAGGTCAGCCATTCGGCAAAGAACGGCCAAGAGCTGCGAAAAAGGGAAAATTCATTACGATTTACACGCCACAAAAGACCGTCAGTTATGAGGGATTGATTGCACATACGGCCATGGTCGCCATGATGGGCAGGAAATTGATCATGGGCGCGGTATCGGTGGATTTGGATATCAGGGTATCAATTCCTGCTTCATGGTCGAAAAAACGTCAGGCGGCAGCTGCGCGAGGCGAGATAGCGGTAACAAAGAAACCAGACATTGATAACGTGATTAAAGGAATATTTGATGGAATGAATGGCGTTGTATGGCTTGATGATAGGCAAGTTATTGAGGCTAGTCAAAAGAAGCGTTATGCGGAAACGCCAGGGGTTATTGTGATCGTGCGCGAACTGGATATGGGGGCGGCGTGATGGAGGAAGAAGAATTCCTGAATGCACTTAAACAAGAAATGATCTTGACGGATGCCAGGGCAGCAGGGGCGCTGTATGCGTATGCAGACGCTTTGAAGCATCATTACGAAGCACATTTACACAAACAAGGTATACATAGAGATACAAAAATAATTATAGGAAATTCGTTTTGGAAAAGACCATTTCAATTTGATTCATTAGAATTTGTTCTTAATACGCATTATGGTAGAGCAACAAGGGATTTTGAAATATGGGTAAGCGCCACTGCTTATCTGAAAAGTGGAAAACTATCAAAACTAGGTAAATCTAATGTTCTTTGTTTGAGTGACAGTAATATAGACAATATTCGCCGGTATGCATAAATGATTAAAAATCAATTTGCGTTGAGTGACGAACAAATAACCATGCTGGTACACGAATATAAACAATATGTTGATGTGTATGGTATTGAGACATTCCAGTGCATGATAAATGGGTTTGACTATTTTGTTAATAACGGCCTGGAATTGGTTCTACCAGATGAAATCTCAAAATTAACAGATGGCAGTATCAATACACTTTTTTTTGTTTTCGCTTGTGGGTGGGAGCAATGCAGAATAAACGATACTACTGTGCATTAATGGTGAAAAAATATCATTACAATCAAAGTAGATTGATTTATAATTATTCTTCCAATGCGTTGGAATGCTCCTTGAAACACCGTTACCTACGAACAAGTAGTACTGCAAGTTAAAACCCCAGCTAATCCCTGGGGTTTTTTTATTTAAGCCATTAGTTTGTTTGAAGTTAGTCTGATGTTGTGTAAAATACACAAATGAACAGCAAGGATATAATCAGGATGTTGCAACAAGAAGGATGGAAGGTTAGATGTGTGAAAGGATCTCACCATATCTTTATACATCCAGATAAACCCGGTCATATCAGCGTTCCGCATCCAAAAAAGGATTTAGGCGCAGGACTTGCTAATGCACTACTCAAACAGGCAGGGTTGAAATAATATGCGATATCCAATAGTAATAGAGCCAGGTAACAATAGATACGCCTATGGCGTGGTTGTGCCGGATCTACCGGGCTGTTTTTCTGCTGCTGATTCATTAGATGAAGCCATGGACAGCGCAAAAGAGGCAATAGAATTGTGGTTAGAAACCGTAATAGATGATGGTGGTAATGTGCCAGATCCTAAAACAATCAATGATCATCAATTAAATCCTGATTATGCGGGGTGGATATGGGGAGTTGTTACGATTGATTTGGCCGAACTATCCGACAAATCTGAGCGCATCAACATATCGCTACCAGCCAGAGTTCTCAGGCGCATTGATACGCTGGCAAAATCGGCAGGCGAATCAAGATCAGGCTACATTGCACACTTGGCGTTGCAAATCGGTGCCAACGATAAAAAATAATTAATTGAACATACAATTCTCAGCAAAAAGGCCAACAAGAATACTGATATTCATATGTACGTATGCAATCCTATCAGGATGTATGTCCATGGCAAATGGATGCTATGCCACGATTTACATGGCCGGTTGCTTTGCCAGTACAAAACAGATCGGAAAATCAGGACAGAATAATTGTCAGGATTCGCCAGGATCTGAAGAATGTAATAGTAATAAGTAACGTTGATTGCTAATACCTTTTGTTTATGCCAGTATTAACTATGATTACATTTGACGTGAGGTCATAAAATGGTAAGTGAAACAGGGCGTATGAGCGTAATAGTTGAACCAGGCAAACAAACAAAACTTGATGCTATTGCGGAGAACTATGATCGCTCGCGAAACTGGATAGTCAACCAGGCAATAGACAATTATCTGGATATTTACGACTGGCAAACAAAACGGATTGAAGAAGCGCTGGAAATTGCTTCAAGTGAAAATGCGGTATTTCATTCAAGTGAAGAAATTGATGCAATGATCGCTGAATTCAAATAATGAACGATGTTATATGGTCTGGTATTGCGCGTAGACACCTAAAAGCTATTGGTGATTATTATGCGCAATCCGATGGCAGTACAGCCAATAACGTTTTAAACAGCATAAAAGCAGCAGCAGATAATCTATCACGTTACCCTGGGGCTGGTCGGCAAGGACGGGTGCTTACTACACGCAAGTTAGTATTGAATGATCTTCCGTACATCATCATCTATCAGATAACAGACAAAGACATACGCATATTGGCCGTTTTTCATACTTCAAGAAAATGGCCTGGAAATATCAATTGAATTTGAGGGGTAAATTAAAGTCTATTCTTGATAATACGTTAATGTAATGAGATATAAAATAATGTCTCAATACTTAATTAATGAGAAAACATGAAAACTTTATTGATATTCATAGTATTATTAACGATAACAGGCTGTGCATCAACAAATGGCATAAGCAGATATCAAGAGCGTCAAATGATTATGGAACAGGCTAAAATTGATAGAGAATCAGGAAAAATAACATCTGAACAGTATCAACAAATCATGACTAGCGTTATAAACTCTATTCCTGCACATGATGCAGCAGACCTTGCAGACAGATCAGCACAACTGGAAAATTCACGCATCATGCTGGAAAACGGTGCAAGACTGATGGGCGGTGGCGGCTTTGGATACAACCAGCCCGTTAGAATGCAGACTACATGTACTCAAATTGGTATGTTCACTCAGTGCTGGTAGAGAGTCGCATTAACTTGATAGGCGTTCTTATAATCGCATCAGTTATTATAGGGGCGCTATTATTAACGTATAACATGAGTTATAGACTTGATGACTCAACCGAAAGATGCTACTGCAAGAAATTGAATAATGGCGCTAACTCCTAAGCAAGAGAAATTCTGTCAGTGCATCATTAAAGGCATGAATCAGAGCGATGCTTATAGATCTGCTTATGAGGTTGGGGTTGATACTAAGCCAGAGTGCGTTAATCAGCAAGCGTATGAATTAATGCAAGGCCTTGATATCTCCTTGAGGATTGAACATCTACGAAAACCAATAGCAGAGCGGGTCGGCAGAACATTGGAGCAGCACATTGCCCGTTTGATGGAACTTTCTAAGCATGGTGAATCACTAGATAAAGTAGAAGCATCAATCAAGGCGGAAGAGCTTGTTGGTAAGGTTCTTGGCTATTACGTCAATAAAACTGAACTAACCGGGCGCGGTGGCGGCCCCATAGAGCATAAAGTTGTGCGCGAGATTATTGACCCTGCCAATGGCGACGATTCGTATTGAAACTGCCAGAGTTTTTAAACCATTGCTCTATCCGGCAAGGTATAAAGGTATATGGGGAAGCCGCGGTTCTGGAAAATCACACTTCTTTGCTGAAAAACTAATAGAAGATTGTCTTTATGAACGTGGCACTCGTGCAGTTTGCATCAGAGAGATCCAAAGAACACTCAAGGAATCATCCAAAAGGCTTATTGAAGATAAGCTGTCAGCATTCAGGCTAGGCGAGGCTGAGGGATTCAAAATATATAACGAGGTCATCCAAACCCCGGGCGATGGCGTTATAACATTCCAGGGTATGCAAGACCACAACGCTGAGTCTATCAAGTCACTTGAAGGTTTCAATCGTGCCTGGGTGGAAGAAGCACAAACACTTTCAGCCAGATCACTATCATTACTACGCCCAACAATCCGTGTAAAAGATTCAGAGTTATGGTTCTCATGGAATCCGCGGCGAAAAACAGATCCCGTTGATGAAATGCTGCGTGGTGAGTCATTGCCTACTGGCGCGGTGGTAGTGCGTGCTAACTGGTCGGACAATCCTTTCTTTCCTGCTGTACTCAATCAAGAGCGCATGGACTGCTTGCGTGACAATCCTGAGCAATACGATCATATTTGGGAAGGTGGTTATGCCACTGTCAACGCTGGAGCATACTTTGCCCGTGAACTCGCTGAAGCCAAGAAACAAGGCAGGATCGGGCGGGTATCTGCTGATCCATTGCTAACCATCAGGTTGTTTGTTGATATCGGTGGCACTGGCGCGAAGTCAGACGCTTTTGCGATATGGGCATGTCAGATACGCGGCAAAGAGATATTAATTCTTGATTACTATGAGTCTGTTGGTCAACCAATTGGTGCGCATCTG